TCTTGGAATGTTTGGTTTTGAAGATTTTTTAGTTGCTTTATCTATCTGTTTCTTTTCTTCTTTTTTAACGTCTAACAATTTATTATAATAAAATTTTCTCAAATAAATGGGCATTCCATATACATCTGCATGAGTAAATCCCTGTCCGTAGAAGACAAGTTGGAATATTTCTTCGTGTATTTGAGGTTTATGACTCGGAGTCAGGCCAAAAAAAGTTGACGGCCATTGGTATAGTTACCGTGACCGCTTCTCCTTCTATTTCTATTTCTTGTGTTAAATCAATATCAGGAGATACTCTTAATATTTCACCCCTTAAAAATAAAGAATCTCTTGAAAGCATATTATCTACAAAATTAGATATAACTGATTTAGTATCATTACCATTAACAGAAACAATTGTATGTTTTAAACGTGTTGTAAGTTCTGGTGATACTTGAGTACCAACCTTTTTATACGATTCCAATTCTTTATCTATATTAGATTCATCATATCCAGTTAAAAGTTTAAATTTAACTTTAACTTTAGAATAAGGTAATTCAACTTCAAATTCATTACCATCTATATCATCTGATATATTCTTAAATTCACATTCTGTTAAATCAAAAGTATGTTCAAATAGATTACCAGTATTAGGATTAGTTACTTCTACTGTATATTCTGGACCGTATGCTAAAATCCTAGAAGCTACCATAACTGCATTCTTATCACCTAAAACCAAATCATCACTGTTAACTCCTTCAGAAACTATTAATGAATCTAATAATTGTTTAATAACAACCCCCTTCTTAATAAGATTTTGTGATGTAAGAATATCTTCTTCTTTAGCCGTCATATACTTAATATCTATTTTTCCAATAGATAATGGTGAATCTTTTGGATATACTTTTCCACCGCTAGGTAAATCTACTGTTTCTGTTGGAAATTTAAATTCTTGTTTTTGTTCTGCCATTTTTAACTCCTACTATTTTGATTCAGTTACAGATGCTTTCCTATAATCAGTAACTAATTTCTTTACTTCACCAACTGCTTTTCGAGCTCTACCACCTGCAGCTTTGTTACCTTTTTCTGTGAATGCTCTATGGTTTTCTTGAAAGTCTTCCCACAGATTGTTTAATGTTTCATATAATTCATTTGTTGTTGCCATGTTACATTACCTCCCCTATACTTCGGTTGCCCGTCTATACCAACCAAACCAAAATCGTTCTTGTTCTGGTTTCTTAATAACTAAGTTAGCGAATCTTAATACTCGATAGGCTCGTACTCTTTCAAGTTCAAGATTCTGGATTGCTTTAAGTGTTGCTGGTCCTATACCACCATCCACATCAATTTTGTCTTTGTTTTTAGCATTTGCTGTTCTTTGTAAAACTTTCACCGCTCCACCTTGTCCAAAATTTACACACATATCAAAATAGATATGTCGTAGATGGGGTGGAACTTCATCACATTTAGCTCTTCTCCAATAATCTTGATGATATATTGTTTTGGCTTGTTCTTTAGTTAAGTTCTTAATATCCACGTTTGGATAAAACCTTTTGGTTATACCATATTTGGTTTCACCTCCTAAATCATTTGGGTCATTTACATACCCACCTTCGTGTTTTAATACTACTTCTATAATCTTATTGAATGTAGTTAATTGAGTTTTCTCTGACATTTTTAATAACCTCTTTAAAATATTACATAACATTTCATATATAAATATATACTAAAAGAAAAAATCCTCAATTTTTGTTGAGGATTTTTGTCGGAATTAATTTTTTCTATTGATTAGAATTCAAGGATTGCGTAATCATACCTTAAAGTAACTGATATATCAGCTGGATCACTTGATGAAAAATCTAAATCATTAAAGTTAGCACTAACAATCCATGTACCTTTAAGTTTCCATTGTTCAACCACATCACCAACAGGACCTAAAACCTGAAAATCAACATCTTTCTTATAAAAATCTGAATACCCATCTCTACCTGTAACTGATTCATGTCCTAATCTAATCCACTCCATTACTGCTTGAGCTGCTGATGGTACAACTGGATCATATAGTGTAATTTCAATAGTATCCCAAGTACCTTTACCTTTTACAAACCTTTTTACATTCATGTGATTAAGTTCAACTTCTTCAAAAGTAATAGAAGGTCTAGCTGCTGTTTTAATCAAATAAGCTGGAATACCATCAATTGACATCACAAATCGATTCTTTAACTTCGGTTCAAATGGTGTAAACATCGCTTGATTAGCATCAATCAAAGTTGCCATATTCTTTCTCCTAATATATTAAGTGTTTAACAACAACACATGTTTTCATATATAAATATAAAAAAGATAAAAAAATGGGGTTTATATTTAAATAAACCCCACTCTTATTTTATTTTATTGTACCTTATTCAGGAAATGTTGCACCTGTAGGTTGTATTGTAAAGTCTAATACAATAAACTCAGCAGTTTTTGTAGGCTGTAGAAATATTTGTCCATATAAGATATTTCTATCTACAATATCTGGAGTATTATTTGTATCATCCATCACCACCTTGAAAGCATTCAAACCACTTTGAGCTTGAACTTGTTCAAGATATGGATTTGCTATATTCAAGAAACGATTTCTTGTTGTAGCATTATTTTGTTCAAATACCAAAAATCTTGAAGAAGCTGCAATAAACTTCTTAACTTTAATCATTAATCTTCTTACGTTAACACGATCAAGTGCTGAAGATTTCTTCTGTAAAGTCTTTTGACCCCAAACTACAACGCCCTGACCTGGGAATGTTGCAATTGGATTAACATTTGAATCGTATAAAGTATCTCTGTTAGCATGAGTTAATTTTCTAGCAGCCTGTACAACTGTATCTAAACTACCACGATTCAAACCAGCAGGAGCGAACCAAGGTGCGGCAACTTTATCATTAAATGCATAAATACCAGACATCACAACTGAAGGTGGTACCCATACATTTGTTCCTATTTGTTGATCTGAAACTTGTACCCAAGGCCAATAAGTAGCTGCGTAATTTGAATCCATAACTTTAGCTTGATCTGTTACTGTACCTAAATTAGTTACACTATAATCAACTGAATCTACAATAACAAATGCGTCACCTCTAGCTTCACAAACATCAATTGCTTTTGTAATAACAGATGTATGATCACTTAAATTTCTAATAATTCCGGGTAATAATAATAGATTAAAATCATATTCATCATCATTAGAAAGTAAATTAAGTGCTTTAGTATATTGTTCTTTTACAGCAGTAGTATTAAGATTAAAACCTTGTGTATTAGTACTAACAATATTTTCATTAAACAATATTGGATGTGATATTGTACCATCAGAACCACCACTAAATGCACCGCCTCCTGAACCACTATTTGAACCACTATAAAATGTAGGTAATGATGCAGAAGCAGCATTGACTCTAATATTACCATTTTCATTAAGGTAATCAAAAGTGTTATCAAGAACTTCAACTCTAACATATTTTGATTTATTTGGCCAATCTCCTGTATATGTAAGATATGGGTCATCGGCTGTTCCACCAATTGCTATATCTTGATCACCAATCATTTTTGCAATATAATTTGATTGATTTGGATCTAATGACATATTATTCCAAGTTTCCATAATTTGTTTTCTTTTTATAGTATCATCACCCCTTCTAATTAAAAGAGAAAATGTACCTTTATTCTTATTAAGACTTCCTATTTCCCATCTAATATTATTTTGACTTCCATCAGTTAAGATACTATTTGTACCAATGCTAGCAGAATTATTTAATATATCACCATCAGCTAATGTATGTAATTTAAATGGTATTTTAAATGCATTACTATTGAAATCGGTACCACCAGTAAGATTTTCGGTATGTATAGAACCGCTTTTTGGCCATGCAGAACCTGTTAAATTAACATAGTTATTGATTCCAGAACCACCATAAATAGTAGTTGGAGTGTTTGTTGTTATTGAACTACCACCTATAACTCCAAAAGCTCCAGCTATACTTGCTGAAATACCTACTTTAGTACCATATAAAGAAGCTGAAATAGGTAAATTATGTAATGAACTACTGATATTAATTGCGTTTCTTAACGCGGCTGCAGAACCTGCTAAACTAGATCCAGATAATACATATATCTGTGTAGCTGAATCTGTAGTGCCTGAAAGAGAACCTGTGAAAATAAAATCTACCTTAGAACCACCATAAGGTGTAAATGAAGCAGATAGATTAGGCTTACTACCAGAAGATAAGTGTCCTCCTACTAAAGTTATACTTCCAGTATGGACTATACCACCACCAACAATAGCTGGGTCAATAGAAGATGATATTGTAGCACTTGCATGAGAATAACCAGCTCCCATTATTCTAACAACAGTCATTTTTCCTGAATGTTTTAAATAATTTTTAGCGGTCATAGATGTTAAATATTGATAATAATTACTACCACTTTTAAATACATCACCAAATTTAGCTTGATATTCAGCATATGAATTTATAACCGTTGGAACTAATGCCGGACCTTTAACTGTCGGACCAACTACAACTGCTCCAATATTACCAATAACAGCTGGTAAAAATGAAGCATCTATCTCTTTTGAAAATACACCTGGGGATATTATTTTTTCCGCCATTTAATTTCTCCTAATTATTCAGGAAATGTTGCACCTGTAGGTTGTATTGTAAAGTCTAATACAATAAACTCAGCAGTTCTTGTAGGTTGTAAGAATATTTGTCCATATAAGATATTTCTATCTACAATATCTGGAGTATTATTTGTATCATCCATCACCACCTTGAATGCATTTAAACCACTTTGAGCCTGAACTTGTTCGAGATATGGATTGGCTATATTCAAAAATCTATTTCTTGTTGTAGCATTATTTTGTTCAAATACCAAAAATCTTGAAGAAGCTGCAATAAATTTCTTTACCTTAATCATTAATCTTCTTACATTAACACGATCAAGTGCCGATGCTTTCTTTTGAAGTGTTTTCTGTCCCCACACTACAACGCCCTGACCTGGGAATGTTGCAATTGGATTAATATTTGAATCGTATAAAGTATCTCTATTAGCATGAGTTAATTTTCTTTCAGCTTGAATTACATTATCTAAACCACCACGATTCAATCCAGCTGGAGCGAACCAAGGTGCGGCAACTTTATCGTTAAAAGCATAAATACCAGCCATTACTGTTGAAGGTGGTACCCATCTAAATGCTCCTGTTTGTGAATCGCTTACTTGTACCCAAGGCCAATAAGTAGCAGCATAATTTGAATCTCTTGTTCCAGCTTCTGTTGTCACTGTAGATAAATTAGTTGTATTATGATTTGTTATATCATAAATAAGGAAGCAATCGCCCCTTGCTTCACAAACATCAATAGCTTTTGTTATAATACCATTCATACCAGCAGTACCACCAGTATCAATAATACCAGGAATTAATATCATATTAACATCATATTCGTCTGCATTATTTAATAAAGACAATGCATCTATGTATGATTTACCACCATCATCAGTTGTTGTAGATGACAATGCATATCCTTGAGAATCAGATGAACCAATGCTTTCAAAGAAACTGTAAGCTGTTGTAAGTCCAGCCGCTGTAGATGATCCAGTAACAACTAAACCCAATGCGTCAAATCCAGCATATCCATTATCACCACCACTAAATGAACCATCAAATGAACCACTACCAATACCCGGTAAAGATGCGGAAGATGCATTAACTCTAATACTACCATTTTCATCAAGATAATCTACAGTATCTTTTACATTTGATATGTAAACATATTTTGATTTTGGTGGATAATTACCACTATGTTGTATATAAGGATCGGAAGTACCTCTACTTTGAATTTCTTGTTTAGAATCACCAATCATTTTTGAAATATAATTATCAGAGTTTGGATCTAATGAAAGATTATTCCAAGTTTCTAATATTTGTTTTCTATTTTGAATATCTGAACCATTCCTAACTAAAAGAGTAAATGTACCTCTTGATGGGTTAGTAGATGCTATTTCCCATCTTAAATTATCTATTGAACCACTATCTTTTAAAATATTTTTTGATTGACCTATAGAACCAGTATTATTCATTATAGCACCATCTGCAATAGTATTAAGTGTAAATGAAGTTGTACCGTGTGCAACACCAGGACTTGATGATCCAGTATGAGAATTTCCAGATCCCACAGGTGCGGTAGCAGTTGCACCACCAAAAGTTCCATCAAGTATTCTAACTACAGTTAATTTACCAGAATGTTTTAAATAATTTTCTGCAGTTATCGAGGTTAAATACTGAAATTGATTACTACCGCTCTTAAATACATCACCAAATTTAGCTTGATATTCAGCATATGATGATACAACCGTTGGAATTAATGCGGGCCCCTTAACTGTTGGACCTATAACTGCCGCTCCAATATCACCAATTGCTGCTGGTAAAAATGAAGCATCTATTTCTTTTGTAAATACACCGGGGGATACGATTTTTTCTGCCATTTGAGGTCTCCTATAGGATTGTAAATTTTAAAATTTAGATTGAATTGCGCATAAAGCATCAATCATATATAAATATACAAAAAATATCCCAAACAATAAATTTATTTTATAAATTTATAAAGTTTTATCAGTTTTTTCTGGAGTTTCTTCGGTTGACTTAGGAGTAAATACACCACTAGTTAAATCTAAATTACCATCACCATATTTTTTATTGATTGAATCAACAAATTCTCTTTCTTTAGTTTGATTTTCAACAAACTGATTTCTAACATTATCTTCTGCTGTATCTAAATCATCAAATTGTTGATTCAATCTAATACGATTAACACCCAATTGACCTAAAGCATTTTGTAAATTTACATAACCTTGTTGTAAAGTATTAATTTGTTTCATCTCATCTTCTGTGAATTTTACTGCATCTGCCATATTATAACCTCTTGATTTAAATTATTATTAGTTTCATATATAAGTATATATTTTTTTTAGAAAACACTAAGTTTATTTTTCTACCTGCTGGTTGGTTGCATCACTTTCAGTTCCAAATATAACTCTCATGGGTGTAAGTCTTTTCTGAACCTGACTCACCTTACCCATAACAATTGAATTTGTTTCTTCTGGTAATAAATAAGCTTTTGATGTAACTGAAAATGTTGATTTGATAAATCTTTCTCCGTCTTGATTCATCTCAGACGCATCACTTACTGAATCTAATGTAGATATAAATCTATAAGTATCTTTATCACCCCAATATGTTTTGTCATGTTCCATAAAAGTTTCAACTAACGGGTTCATTTGTTCTATAAAGTTTGTCCATAATACAAATTCATACGTTAAATTTACATAATTTGGAATGGTTGTAACTAAATTTTCATATATAGGTAACTCACCAGATTGTACAGCAAATCTTGTATATTTATTATCTTTTGACCAACCGGTATTTCTTACTATCTCTGTATATCTTCTTCTAATATCATGTTCATAACCAGGTATAATATCACTTTTTTCAACAGCGGTTCTTTTTAACATAATCAATGGAAGAATAAGAGAATTATTTTTATCTCTCATTACTCCTCTTTTTCTTACTGATTTCCATCTTTCTTCATTACCATACATAACATTAACTTTAATTCGTTCATTTGCTTCTTGAACTGTAGGTTTTATAACATTTTTTATATATGACATTATAGAAGTATCAATATCTTTAAGAGTTATAGAATATTGTTTACTTAAATCTGTTCCTGGAATAACTGTTTGAGAATCATTTCCACCACCACGAGTATTCAAATTTCGTTGTGATGTTTGTGATTCTCTACTTATAGTTGTTTTATCAACTAATTGTTTATCTGTGATTGGTTTTATTGCCATTATATTATCCTAATTAACATTATTTTTAATGACTATGGCATGCCATTGTTGGTGGACATGCTATTTGAACTTGATCTCCAACAACATTATGTTCATGACCCTGACCACCTGTTGTATATCCATTACCATGTACATCTGTATATTTTGTGTGAGAATGTCCAGTAGACACAGAAGTTGTTCGTAGTGTTCTTCTACGCATTATATTCTTATTATTTCTTTTTGTATTTGATAATTTTTTATTTCCCACATATCCACCCGGTTGCATTTTTTTTGTAGAATTAACTTTACCACCTTTACGCATACCAGTACGACCTATATTATTGCCCATGTTAGCTAAATTTTTACTCATTTGAAAACAAGCGTTATTCCACTCATACATTCCAGGAGGACATGGTAAATGAGATTCTCTTAATAGAGATGTTGATTTTCTAGAACCAGGACCAGGATGACGTACAACTCCACCAGTTTGTAATTTCTTCTTTTTATTAACCTTACCACCCCTATCAAATTGACTTGGACCTGGTAATTGTCCTTGTCCATATCCACCGTTATGATATTCCGTTTGAGTACTATTTAATTTATCTAAAAAAGGTTGACCAACTGCTTCAACAGTCTGTGCATTTACAATATATTCACCACCTTCTAATTCTACGGGTGTATTTCCACCTACAATTGCAGGTATTCCACCTTCTTCATGAGATGGACCAACTAGATATCCACCTTGATTTTTTTGTTGTGGCCTTTGAACACCAGTAATTTTTCTTATTCCACCATGTTTATAAGCAGGTGTACTATAATGACCTCTATAATTGATACAATCATCATATTCCTTCGGACTTAAATTATAACTTTTACATATTTCAGGAGTTGGCATCTTATTTTCTCCTAGCTCTTAAAGCTTTAAGTTTATCTTTCTTATTCATAACCTTACCTTTAATCTCTTCAGATGTAACGCCATTTATATCAGCTTTACTAATAGCAATTTCTCTTTTTATATCAACTTCAATAGCTCTATTTTTTTCAACTATTTCTGGATTTAATGTTGTTAAACCATCCAATTTATTCATTACACCAGTCATAAATTCACTCATTTGAAGATTTCCGTTATCTGGTTGATATAAATGTTTTCTTTCACCATATATATCTTCTTCCATTACATTACCATTAATTTCTTCAGGCTCTGGTTTTGGTAATGGTTTAAAGTTTGGACTTTCAGTATCAAATTTAGTTATTTTCTTTTTTGTTATTAATTGTACTGCCATTATCTTGGTCTCTCTTCTATTTGTAATGAACTAAGTCTTGCTCTATGCGCTGTTGCAACAATACTATGTTTATATCCTGGATGTCCTGCAATCAATTGTGGTTCAGTTGTTCCATTTATTTCCCAATAATGATTGTTCCAATCTACTATATCACCCATTTCTGGATAAAAATTTAATGAACCACTTGATAAGTTATTTCTCTGAAAATACATCTCAATTGATGCGTTTTCATCAGCGCCAAAATCATCCTGTATTATTTCTGGTTCATTAAATAGAATTAAACAATTAACTCTAAACCCTACTTCATAATATTTTGTAGTTGATTCACCATATACATTTTCATCTGTATTATCAATACTTACCTTATAAATATCCACTGATTGTCCTATGATTTCATCAATCAATTCTTCATTCATTGAATCAATTGTATCAATTTCCTTTTGTGGTATAAAAAATGGACTTGTTCTTGACATTTATTTATCCTATATATATGCCCAGTGGTGCTTTGGATAACACCGACTGTTGAGACTCTGCTTGTTCTTGTTCTAATCTAGCCCGCTCACTTAATGAAACCGATTCTAAAAATTCTTTTAATTCTTCCAATAGATTTGTCTTTTCTTCTCTTCCTTCTGCTTTTAAACCTTCACCATCCAAACTAACTTCACCATTTGGAAGTGGCATTGAAGCATATTTACTTCTGATAATTCCTAATAATTCTTTTGCCAACGCTAGGGTCATCTTTCGTATCCATTGTCTACCTGCAGCATTTATTTCTGAATAAGTTATAAATTTATATGGAACATTAGATGGATCGCTAACTTTATTTACTGTATGAGTTTCAGTATTTGCGGTCTTTTCACTTCTTATATAATACTGAAACCATACTTTATCTCCCACATCTCCTGTATCTGGTCTAGGAAATATTCTTAATTTATTATTTATTAACTCAAATGAATATGCTGATTTTCTAATTCTATCATTTGTTTCTATAGCATTAGCCCTTGATATATCTTGATGAAGTGGTCTCATTATGAATGATACTGATGGAGATACATTACCCATACCCATATCATCTAACATTCTTCTCTGGTCAAATGAGCCAGCAAATGGATCATAAAATCTTGTTATTGCAGCGGGTCCATAATTAAAAACTCTCTGTATTTCTAATCTATCACCCGTTTTTTCTAATGAAGCATCATTTTCTAAATCATAAACTTGTCTAGAAGATGATAAAGTAATTGAACCGGAATACATATCTGTACTACCGCCAACTCCTACTGCTTCACCATATTGTTCCGACAACGCGAATGCCATACCTAATCTTGGATGCATTGGTTCGTGTGAACCAGTACTCATTGAACCACTTATTCTATCTGTTGTTCCATAATGATCCCATAACCAATTTTTCATGTTATAATTGTTTATATATTGTGAATAATCCGATATAGATTCCTCAAAACAAGCATATATTGAAGAACTATTAAACTCCAATTGCATAACTGGATGTCCAAGTTTTCTTGAAACATATTTAGCTACATCTATAGATTCAGATACAAAAGAAGCATCATTATCATATAATCCATACGGGGTATCACCATTAGCCGATGTAGCAATAGTTGGATCGGAATAAATATATTGTGATTTTGGCATATGTACTATTCTCCATTAGTGGTAGTATTATTCATATATAAATATTGAAATAAACAAAAAAGGGTGAGATATTTCCCACCCATTTGGTTTGATTGTAATTAAAATTATACTTTTTTTAATTTAGGTAATTTTAATTCTTTTTCAACTTTTTTTCTATAATCAGTTATTTTTGATACTGCATCTATTTCAACATTCCAAGATAAATTTAATGTGTCATAATAAGAAAATATTTCGTAATCTTCACCAAATTTTTCTTTTATTTTATCATTGATATATGGTTTAACTAATTTTTCTACCTCTTCTAAATTCAAACTTTTATCTGGATTTAGAAGTTGTCCATTTTGAAATGTATAATCATTAACTTCAAAATGATCTAGCATATCATCCAAAGTAAAATTAATTTCCATGTTAATGTCATCAAAAATAACTTTTTTACCTACTTTATTCATATAACCCTCTAATTTATTTGATATTATCCTTGTGAAGCTAATACTACAAATGCACTGCCTGTAAAACTACCGTTATTAGTTGCAGGTTGTACAACAGAACCAGTTACGAATAATTGACCAGCAATTCCTGGATTGTGTTGTGCACCTACTAATGAAGAAACATTCAAATTACCAATTATTTTTCCACCATCTATTAAAGATAATGCACTATCTCTTTTAGTTAATTTATATTTTCCTATTCTTTTTGCCATTTTATTTCTCCTAATGTTGAGTCACTACTCTCAGGATTTAATTGTTTTTTTTTATACTGATTATGTTTAGTGACTACTTCAATCAGTCATAGATTATACTATAGTTCATATATAAATATCACTATAAAAGAAAAACCCTCTAATAAAAGAGGGTTTTTCAACGATTAATTAAGAATTACTTAACTTATATTAAGTTAAGGTCCTTAATAGCAATCTTACCATAGAACTCTGGTCTAATCATCTTCTTAGCATATCGAGTCATCACACCTTTACGTGGAGTAAAGTCGGATGGATCGTATACAAGAGGAGTCATAATCAGCGGTACATATGGAGCGTATACAGCGCCTGTTTCAAGGAAATTACTTCCTCTAAATCCAACAAGAATCTGATTTTCTGTCATATAAGGATTCTTATAAACATTCCATCTATTCTGTATTGAACCAATGCTTTGTACACCCATAGCAAACTGAGCTTTGTTACCATCGGTATTGCTCATGTATCCTGGTAATGATTCAAGGATTGTAGCAATCTTTGGAGATACAACAGCAAAGTTAGCACCACCACGAAGTGTCAAACGATGAATTTCATTAGATACTTTTTGTATCTTCTGAACAAGTGTTTGCCACCATTCGAATCTAGTACCATAGAATGTAGTAATATTCCAATTAGATTCACTATTACCACTACCATCGTAATCTTCACCAGGTGTTACTGACCAATAGTCTTGAGTCACTGCATCTTGAATAAGCATATCAAGGATTTCTAAATCGATTTCCATTGAGATGTATTCAGACAACATTGAAGTTAACTCAGCTTCAGCGTCTACACTATGGTAGGCGTTTAAGTCTTGAGCTAATTCAGGTGTCCATACAGCTTTCAATTTACGAGTCTTAGCAACAATTGCTTGAGATCTAAGTTGTAAGTCAACTTCTGGAATTGCCAATGAATCAGTAGTAGCATCACCACCAGTATCTTCAAAGTCACCTCTAACAGCTTCTGTAGGCTGTTTTGAGTAGTTAACAGATGACGATACAAATACACCAGCCGCGCCTGCTGAACCAGCAGTATAAGCTACTCCAGTACTAGCAGATACGATAAATGTAACATACTCTATACCATTTACAGTATTAACTTTTGTAAACTGTGGAAGTACTTTCGCGTATCCATCAGTTAAAGCAGTTCCGTCATTAGCTGATTGTGTGATGTTGAATGAACGAGCAGCTTTGAAGTCAGCAGTGCTGAGATCATTTCCGTTATAAACAAGTCTATCAAGTGCACCTATTGAAGATGAAAACTCTTGATTAAAGTTAATATCTTTATAAGTAGCTGCTTTTTGAGTCCAAGTACCTGCGCTTGGCTGAGGACTACTACCAGCTGCAAATAGCAATACGCCAGAATTAGCTTGGTTAATTGAATAGTCATACCGACCTTCACCATACAAACCACCAACACCGTAAGGTGCGGATGAACCAGATGGAGTGTTAGGACCAGTTTTACCTTGTAGTGAATTTACAGCACCACCGGGTACGTGAGCACCCTGTTGAGTACCGAACCCAACACCCTGACCAGTTGTCTTACCATACTTAAAGTCAAGGTAAAATACCAGACCAGAAGGTAAGTTCATTGGTTGTACACTCACAAAGTCTTGAGCTGCAATCTCACCAAAGATTCTACGAACCAATGGAAGAGCCACGCCAGACCACTCTTCAGAACCAGCACCAGCGGCTGCTCCTCTTGAACCACCACCAGTAAAGGTAGCTTCTTGAATTAACTGTTTTGCTTGATTTTCAAGCATTACAGCCATTCCGGATTTTTGGAAATCTTCATTCAGACCATCCAAAAGTCCTGTTTTTTCCCATTTGTTTACAAGTTTTTTAGCTTCAGCTTGCTGAGACTTATGTGGACTTGTACCCAATAGGTTTTCATTAATATAATCACTCATGATTATTTTCTCCTAATTTAATTTATCCGTTTATAATACCGGCTAATTTCTTAAACCGATTAGCAACAGAACTTTCTTCAGTAATCACTTTACGTGATTTTGAAGAAGGTTTAGTTGAACCGGATTTTGAACTAGCTGATTCTCTAATTGGATTTCTTTTATTAATTGTCCCATTATCACTAAACTGTTCAGCAAGTGTAGAATAAACAAGTTTAATCTCTCTTGTTGATTGTGTTCTGTCAAATGTTTCAACTACTTTTAGTTTTTGATTGTTATCAAGCGCGAACTCCTTAAACAATTTGTTGGTAAACAACAATTTTGCATTAAGAATATTGACTTCGTGAAGTTTGTCTTTAAGAAAACGAACTGCTGATTTATATTCTTTGAGTTGTTCACCCAAAGCTTCAACATCAGTTGAATTACCCGGATCTTCTTCATCACTACCATCAGCAACATTAACTTTGTTGTCACCAGCACCAATGTTTGAAGAATCAGACTGTTCTTCAACAGCTTCTTCGTCATCGTCTTCATTATCATCTTCAGTAAATAAAGATTCATCGATTTCAACTTCTTCTTCATCTGACTCTTCACCTTCACCAATTGTTCCACCTACGTGTTCAGGTTGTTCATTACCTTCAACATTTTCATCGTAAGCATCATCTTCTTCGGCTAAATGTGAAGCATCAGTTGAATCGGCTTTCTCATCGTAAGCATCATCTTCTTCGTTGATTTCTGTTTCAAGTTCACGAATAATAGCTTCAAGATCAAGATTGTCATCTTCGATGCCAATCTCTTCCTCACCACCTAATTCTTCTTCACCCTCTTCAGAAACGATTGGTGCGTATTTCACACCATTGATTTCAATGATACCTTCTTCTTCAACTTCGGGTTCACCGATTGCAGGTTCTTCAGCAGGAATTTCTTCCTCACCACCGAACTCATCTTCACCCATACCATAATCACCCTCTTCAGGAGCAATTTCAGGTTCTTCAGCTGGAATTTCCTCTTCACCACCAAACTCATCATCTTCTTCTGGTGCGATTGCAATTTCTTCTTCATCGTCACCAAATTCATCTTCTTTAAGTTTAGCAGAAAGCATAGATTTCAACTGAGGAGTAAACGCTTCTTCTAGTGCCATCTTTGCATTTGCAAGTGCTGTTTCACGAACTGCTTTAGCATCTGCGATAGCTTCTTTCAATAAATCACCCATGATTTATCTCCTCGTATTATATTTGGAATAAGTTTATTAGGAAACTTAATAAAGTTTATTGGAATGTTTAGACACCGCAAAATCCATTAAGCGGTGTATTATTTTAAATCTGTGTACCTATAAATATAGGATTATTAAAAATTATTAATATTTTTTTTCTTTTTCTTGGTTATATCTATGTCGTAAAGCTTGTAAATTCTTTTTTTCTCTTCTTTCTGCTGATGGTTTTTTATAATAACTCCTTTTCTTTAATTCTAATATCTGACCACTTTCTTTAACCATTCTTTTTAATTTCTTTAATGCCCACTCTACATTGTTGTTTCTTACATCTACTCTTAAACCTTTTTGTTCTCGTTTCTTTTTGTGTCTTCCCATATTAACCTCTATTTAATTATTGACCTTTTAGACCTTCGTAATTTATATACGGACCCGCCATAGACTTCACATATGTAATTGTAAATTCTGTTTTTTTATCTTTTTTATCTTTTCTAAAAACAATATGTGCCCCAGTTCTAGATGGAACTTTTTTATAGATTTTATATTTACGACTCAATACCTTAACTAACTCTCTACCCTGATGTAGATAATCCTGTGGATCCATATCCATCCAACTATCGTATTTAACATTTTCACCTGGTTCATTAACTCCAGTAAAATCATTTGTAAATATAGTTCTTACTTTTTTCTTATCAAATTTAATACCAAGTTTTTTAGCAGCGCGAGCAACATCGGATGATATTTTAGCTTCTGTTAATATTCCCTCATGTACACGAATCAAATAAGAACCACCTTTACTATCTCTTGACATATCTAATCCATATGGATTGTTTCCAGAATAATGACTTTTGTTTCTAGCACGGATTGAATAAATTGTTGTCATTTTACCATCATATGAAGCTTTGTGTTTAAATACTTTAGAAACTCTTTCTTGTTTCTTAATAGTAGCAATCATTTTTTTCGCCTTTGATGGAGAAAGTATGACGGCTTTTCTGTATTCTGTTAATACTCCTTCTTTTATATAATCACCCTTTAATACTCTATCCAAGGCTAGTTTAGAAATAATACTAATTTTAGCAGATGATAATTGTACTAATTGTTTTTTATTCAATTTAGCTAAATGTTTATCGACTGCCTTACTAAACCATTTTGTGTTGGGAAACTTCTTATATTGATTTCTCAATGTTTTTAATTGAGCATTAGTAAATTTTTTTCCAGTTGGTATTGGTTTTGGTATACTTTCTAATATTAATGATTTTAATTTAATCATTTATCAAACCAACAACAATCTTTCGGATTGATTCTCTTAATTTAGCTTCTTGTTCTAACTCTCTAGTCCGTAAATGTTTAACAAACTCTTTTGCTAAGAATCTTTCTCTTTTGTATGCAGCCTTTGGCCATTTCTTTTTCATTGAGACGGGCATCGCTTCATAATCTTCTGATAAACTATTATTTACCAACCAAGAAACTCTACGAGCATCAGATGCATAAGTTTTCTTATATCTGTTTTCTTCAAGTGTTTTAAACCACTTTTTGACTTCTTTAACTGTTGTTCTTCTTGGTTTTCCTTCAATTGATTCACCCATAAACATACTTTTAATTTTTGAAAATAATTTTTTCTTTGCTTTTGGTTTATCTTTTAAAATATCTAAACTTTGATTTAATTGATTATAGAAAGCACCACCTGATTTTGGTAAACCATCTTTACCTAAACCTGTATCTCCAGAGGGCTTAGGACTTTTACTTTTTTCTTTTTCATAATAGTCCTTAGCAACTTCCATATCTTCCCCGGCCATGTCCAGATAACGCTTTGTATCTTCCATCTCTTCTTCAGCATAACCACCACCACCTCCGGCTGCATTTGTTGCGACCATATCCTCATATTCATCTTTCATGGCGTTATAATTTTGAACCGCCTGTTCATATTCTTGTTTAGCTTCAGAACCACCGCCTTCTTCACCACCTTCATCACCAGATGCTTGACCAACTGTAGTATCTTTACCACCAATATTAACCTGTGTTGTTGGTCTCATTTTATGTTGAGATTGATATTTCTTAAAAGCTTCTTCGTCTTCAAAATCAATCTCTTTTATAGATTGTCTTATAAGTTCTTTTAATGTATTTCTAGTTAATTTCATTGGTTTCTTCGCTACTGATTCAGGTATTTCAAA